GGATCGAAAGCCGTCCTGCTTCTATGGCCTTCCCGCTATGCTCGACATATTTGACATCCGCGTCCTTCGAGGATGCCGTCAGGAGTGCGTTTGCTCCGACTACGAGCGGCGTGTCAGCCCCAATGTCCTTCGCGAAAAGAATCGGCACGCGCGCAACATGGAGGATTGTCTGCTGGTCGCTTTTGGTTTGCCAGTGCTCCACGTTCATATACGCCAGTTCGACCATCGGTGGCGTGCCGATTATGAAGTCCTTGCGGAATCCATAGACCGGGATGAACGGTACTACATCGATGCTCGTCGTGCCAGAGCTTGACTCAACCCAATTGTCTTCGCCATCGGCGTTTTTCTGTTTCCGATAGACCGTCCATTTTCCAGGCTCAAGAACGCGTATCTGTTGGATAGCCATTACGCCGAACTGGCCACTAGGCTCTTCCACCGTTTCCATCAGTCGCAGTTGCGTCAGGACGATGCTCCCGCCGCGCTTTTCTGCGCGCCAGCCCAAGATGGCACTGTGATGCACATGAACAAAGTAGGGCCTTATACCCGCCTTCTTTTCATCATCGACCGTAACAACGCCCGCGGCCGGCGGACAATCCACGAGGATGCCGCACAGACCGAATGTGAGTGCGCTGTGACATAGATCGGCGGCGAATGCGTGCAGATTCCGGCCTTCAAGATCGACGTCCTCAAGCCATTCCCTGATCCGCTTCGGTACGTCCTCGCCAATGGTTATTGGTTTCGAAAAAGGCTTGCCCGTCAGCACCGACACCGTTCTCGAATAGGCAGGAAACAATGTCGCCGTCGAGAGACGGGAATTGTATGAAGTTTGATCCTCGGCCGGCCATTGCGGCAGGTATGTTTTGCCGGCTTTCCGCATCGCGGCCGTACCGCCCATTAGGGCTTCGATTAGCGGCCACTCCGTAGCCATCGCATCCACTGCAGCGGATTGCTTGGCAACGTCGTTATTATCGTTGGCCATACTGCCTCAAGTGACGAAATTAATTCGCCGCTTCGACGGTGAAAAGGTTCAATACGATATCGGTTGCTGTGGTGGTGGCGTTCGCCGTGACAACGATATTTGTGCTGAGGCTCTCGGTCAGCGTCAATGACGCGGGCGTGAGCAACGCCGCACCTGCGCTTCCATTCTGAGCACCACTGTGAATGCCTATTTGTGTATTCGAGCCCGCTGCACCATACTTCGAGACGCTGGCTGAAAGCTTCCAACCCGCCCCATTAGTAGCTACGGCGCTACTGTCAGCAATCTTTGTGCCCCCTGAAACTGCCGAACCAACAGCGGGAGCAGTAGCACCGACAAATATTTTCACCTGCTTGGTGTTGCCATTCGCGGCGTAGCCACCGGCGGCTGTAATGTTAAGCTGGCGCCCGGCCTGGTCGAACAGATTCGCCGGGACATTGTATATCGCAACCACTATGTCGCCACCAGTAGACGCCGGATTAACGCCCGCGCTTGGCTGATTGGAGAGATAGCCCTGTAGGCCGAATTGTGCCGAGCTGCTGCCCGCGAATTCACTCATCGTTGCAGTCATGGTCTATCCTTTTTAATTGGGTGTTTAAGGGTTCTTGACGTTCTTCATAAGCGGAGAGGTTTTACCGAAGAATCACCAGATTGGTGCATACCGAACGCTCCCGAACAAGCGTCAGCGGTGTCATCATGAACACCTTCCGGAAAAGCTTCCAGATTCTCGAAAAGAGCATTGTTCCAAGGCGCTCGCAAAACTTTCACGTTTCCCGCCTCGCATTGAGCAGAGAATGGGCTGAACCTGACATGCTTCTCACCTCGCTCAATCCGCGCGCGAACGTTGTAGCCCGATAGTTGACGAATCAGGTATTCCGCCTGCGATTTTCCAGCTTGGGCCGGGTCTTGAGGAATACCTATTGCTACACTCACACCGTCAGCAGAAGCCGTGTTCTTGATTGCTTCCTCGACTTTCAGCGGCGACGCGCGCAAACGTACCCAATCTGCCACGTAATAGAGCTTTGTCGCTGGATCGCGACCGAGCAGGATACCTTCCGTCCAGTCAGGATCATTGGCCTCGGTTTTCTCCGTCGCCGCAAGATCCCAGTAGCGTACGAATCTGACGGCCGCAGGGACTGCATCGACGATCTGGCACCAATGCCGCTTGAAATACAGGCCTGCAGCAGGCCGTATTTTCCAATTGCCGTCCAGAAGCCTCGCGCGCTCTACCGCTCCTAAGGCCATCAGGTTGGCTAGATAACCAGGGTCCGCCGCCATCAGCGCCGGATTGTCCGACAGCTTCCCAGGAACGAACGTCACCGACTTCGGCTGAACATCGGAACCATACTTGGCCCGAAGTTCCTCCGGGCTATCTCCCCATAAAAGTGCATCGTTGATCCGGATGAAATACCGGAGGACACCAGCTCTGTCCTGAATCGCTAGGCCCGTGTCCTGATCGATCCACCAGCCAATGAACCCTGCTATCCAGCTATCCGCGTCAGGATTGCAGCTCGCACGGACATAAGGCCGAATTCCGCATGTCGAGCGATTGCGCGATAGCATGTAGAAGAACTGCTTCTTTGAAAAATGTGTTAATTCGTCGAAGCCTATGAATGGAACCTGAGCGCCCTGCCAATCGTAAACGGTTGCCTCGTGCTGGAGATGCCGAAAACCAACAGACGCACCAGCAGGAAATCGATATTCAAGGTCGCCGACACGCGCTTCTGCACCCAACAGGGGATAAAGCTTTCCAGCTTCGTCCCAGAGCGCGCCTTCATTCGTGATCTGTGGACTTGTCCGGCGAAAAATAACGCCACCAAAATGCTGATTTCCGACGTGCCGTAGCGGCTCCATCAGTAGCGCAACGCTTTTCCCGCAACCCGCCGCGCCGCCCATAATGGCGATGTCTGCGGAAGAGGCAAGAAATCGCTCCTGCGGTCCCTTTTGCGGCCTAATCTCTGCCATTGCTCGGCAGGTAAATGTTCACTGCTGGCGGTACGAGGGGGGCGCCATCCTTACCGGTCGCCTCGACGTTAACCTTGTCGCCGTATTTCTTTGGGTTCTCTCGACCTGCTTGCCACATCTCAGCCTTAAGAATTACTGCGGCTGCATTCGGCTCGATCTTCCCGTCCTCAACCTTTCGGCTTATGCCGTCGATCCTGTCGCTGCGTGCATCTGCTCTTTTTGTGCGAGCCGTTTCATACTTCTTAAGAAATTCCTCGTGCTTATCGAGCCACGCATACACGGTCGGCTGCGAAGGCATTGATTCGTCTGCGCAAATCACATTTAGGTTTTCACCAAGCGCAACGCGCAAACAAATTTTTTCAACCAACGCTGGTGTGTAATCGGTAGGGCGTCCCGCGCTCATAAGCCGTCTCAAATGTCCTTCGGTGTTTCACGTGAAGCAAAACTATGCGGCATCCTGCGCGGGGGCATCCGGAATGCGGGATTCGGCAAGCTCCTGCGCGCCGTTGAGGCTGTCGCTCAGCTTTTCGAGGTCGAAATACTTGATCGGAACGCAGCCGGTCGGATCGAAATCCACCCTTACCAATTCCCTGTAGCAGGCCCGGTCATGGTCCAGCTCGGGACAGGATTCCAGGCGGACAAAGGCAAACTCGGTAATCCCGTAAGGCCGGATCAGTTCGCCGTTTCGCACGAAAAGGCGCGGGTCTTCAGTATCGACCCACGGCAGCATGATCCTAGCCGGAGGCTTCCCTGTTTTGGGGCCGCGAAGCGCGTAGGAATTGCCGCTGCCGACGCAGATGGCGAACCAAGGCCGCTCTTTCGGTTCGGATTTCGCTCTACCGTCGGACATTCAGTTTCAAGTCGGGCTCAGGGAGGAAACAGCTTTCGTCAGTCTGGCAGAAGATATACGACAAAGGCATGCCTGTCAATATCATGTTGTGTTAACATCCATTGTCTCGGAAACGAACGTTAAGTTCGACAAGATAATTACCGGAAGGAGTAGATTAGGTGGGACGGCTAACCGAGAATTGGTTGAAGCTGGCTAATGCGCACCCTTTCGGGCTGGCCCTCGTAGCGGCGATTGGATTGCTGTTCATAATAGCGATCGTCGCTGCTATCTCGGTCTTCAAATCGAAATATCGAATCCCCATCACCCCGGACGCCGCGCTAACCGTGGAGCGACTTGTTCCAAATCTCAGAGATGAAGCATACAAGCTATCACTCAAACTACAAAAGCGCGTTACCGGCTATACGGTACTCAATTTTGTGCTCGTCATGATTGAGTTACTTGGCTCTCTTTTCTTTGCAGTCACAGGACTGCACGGACAATTCACCGTCGCTGGGGGCGAGGCCGGTAGAATTGCCGTACCAGCCGAGTTGGCAACCTTTGTCGGAATAGCCATTCTTCTCGCGGGATCTTTGAAAGCGGGATTTCAACCAAACACAAGAAAAGTAGAGTATGCACACCGTGAATGGCTTTTGAGCAACATAATCAATGATGCTGAAGCTTCGATTGCTGATTACAATTCCCATGTTCCTGCCAATGCCGCGTTGCTCGTCCCCGTTTCTAAGGCTCTGAATGAAGCCATCAAAGATGCAACTAAGCCCGTAAAATAGCCCCGACGCGCTGCTACTTTGGGTTTCAGGCAAACTTCGCGAACCCCTTCTGCGCCTCAGAAAGAAGGCGCCCTATCGCATTCTTCTCTGGCCCCTGCGCTGTCGTCGCAAAAACGTTGATGAAATCGATGAAATCCTTGATCCCGCGGCCATAGGCCTTGTCCTGCCCGATCTGGTTAAGGCGGCCTCGATCCAGTAGCCCGTAATGGAGGGCGAGGCGCTCAAGGCTGGAAAGCAATATCCCCGAAGCTTTGTCCGAGTACATGCTGCCGCCGCTCCTGCGAATCAATGCCGTCCAGCCTTCCAGGGTTGAGCCGAGTCCCACCACATTCCAGATGCAGGACTGCGAAAGGCTTTGGCTGTCCCCGCCATTTCCGAGTGAATCGAATGCCTTATCGATCCTGACCTTGGCCATTGCCACGTTGTCGGAGATTTCTTGACGGCCGGCGCGGGCCTTGAAGAGGTCGAGCCGGGCATAGCTGCCGGTGAGCTGCGCTCTTTCGAAATCCAAGCGGAACTTCTCGGCCGCATCGTAAAGCTCGTCCGGCAGCTTTTGTGGGCCGGTCAGGTTGTGCAGTTTTTCATGCACGTAGGCGGACCGCCGGACGATCCGGGTGACGATCTTCCCCTCAGGGCAGACCTCGCGACGCAGCTCTCCAGTGGCGTGGGGCACGAATTTTCCTTTGATGACTTCGC